CTGTCTGTGTACTTACAGAATAACTCTGTATTTCATTATTCAAAAGAGTGTAAGGTAAAACCCCTTTTACATTTAGATTAAAAAAAGGAGGCTTAAAAACAAATGCCCCATCCACATCCTGATAAAACTCAAAATCGATACGACTTTTTATGGTTGTTGCTATTTCAAGTTTGGTCATAAATTCTGCATTGTCAAATTTACCCATATTTTGATAATCTGCAAATGTCTGAAACTTTCTGATATAATCTATGTCAAGTTTAAATTGCTCATCATCTTTAGATACGGCAGCTTCCTGAGATTCTGAATCCTTTTTATTGGTGGTCTTAGTAAATTCAGGTGAAATAACTTGGAAACCATTTTTATCTACACGAGCGCCTCCTAAACCATACATGCGTAGAAGACTGGCCGGATTAGGAAGACGCTGTTGCCAATAAGACATTATTCCCGCAGTAACTTTTTCAAATAACTTCGTAGGGTATATAGTTTGTAAAGGGGTTTTCTGAGCTGGCCAAGCCACGGTCACAAATTCATGCATGCCCATACCTTTAGCCATAGCATAAATTATTTGATAAGGGTTCTGAGTATCAAAAATTGTACTCCACACCGTAAGTTTCTGGCCACCTCCAGCCATAATGTTACTTGCAGGAACCGGATGGACATTAATAGTACTATAAGCCCACCAATGAAGCATATCGACACAATTTAGAGTTATCTTATAGAGCCCTCCTGAATAATTTTCTTCAACAGTAGTTATAAGACCCCAAAAAGCTGGATAATACCGAGGTTTTCCTTCAACTAAAAATCTCCCTTTAAAATAAATTTTTACTTCTGTCATAGGAACAAACAAAGGGGCTCTCACCGGTACCGTTTTATCCATACCTTCATATAGAACCCAATATTTTGATTTCTCTCCATATATGGGTGTATTTACTTCAATAGTAGCTGATGAACTTCCGGGAGGGTCAACATTATTTTGAACAGTAATGGCTGTTATACCATCATTAAAAGAAAGAGTGTCATCATTATTACAGACAGGAGCAATGACTCGCATTTTTAAACTACCGCCTACATAAACCAAGGCATCGGGAGCTAATTTAATAACTCCTCGATTATAAAATTCTTCCAGTGTAAATAAACCACTGCTTGTATTAGCCATTAATTTTCCTCTTCACATAGTTTAATCATAAGAAAAATCTTTCTTCAGATCATTTAATGTCTTGATAGATGTCTCCTCTTTCTTTTTTACCGGTACACGTTTAAAATGGCCCCTCACCTCATTATAAACACCACTTAAAGAACTTACAACAAATTCAAAATTATAATCAAATAGAAAAGGTCTTTCAGCATTTTCATCTATTGTAAAATTATTAAAATGGCCCATAAAAGTCTGATTATCATATATCATTTCCACACCATGTATCAAACCAATGACACGAGTAAGTTGTTGTTTCAAAGCTGTAGGGTCATAGAATTGATAACCATTATTTCTATAGGTAAAAAGAAAAGATAAGAAATTTCCATAAGCAAGTGATCTTCGTCGAGCAGTGTTTGTTAAGCCACCTCCTTCAATCATAAATGCTGCGGTCGTCCCATTAGATGTAATAAGACCCTGATTAACACCCCATACCTGAGTAACATAACCTTCTCTCGTATAGGAGCTGTTTACAGTTGAGGTCTTACCATGGTTCATTGATGTTGGGTTAATCAACAACTGAAATTGTAATCTATTTCCATTCTTGTCAGCTATAGCAAATTCCATAGGAAGAACAGCTGAATAAGCTCCTGTAACAAATGGATTAGGTTGAGTTAATTGAGCAGCATTTACAGCACCTAACTCCTGAAGATTCGTAACAGCTGAATCAATTCTCAATGGAGCAAAATCAGAAGTATTAGATACGACACCGTCAAGAAAGGCATCCACCTGTCTTCTTATTTTCTCACGATCTTGATTTCTTTCATCAGACCGGATATTCCAGCCTAAATGAGAATTGTCAGCCATAACTACCTCAGAAAATTGTACAGAGTTTTTTCAGCTTTAAAAGTCATTATATAATTAAATTTGAAAGGACTAGCACTATCTTCAGTCACATCTATACTCTCAAAATACCCTCGATATGCCGCATAATCATAAGACATCTCTATATAAAAGCGCTCCTTTACAAATCCTCTAATATCAAAAGTACATGCTTGAGCATTCATAAGATTCATAATTCTTCTAAACTCATCATAGGATAATACATCACGTCTTCTCTTTACCGTTAAACCGCTGTGATCTCCAGGTCCTACAGGATCAGCAGGAGCAAGATTAGGAATCTTCACATAATTATTGAAAGTGTCTCTTATTTCCTGTGGAGAATCCGACAAAGGTCCCATAGCAAAATCAGGACGAGGACCTCCCCATATAAAAGCCGCGGTGCTCCCAGCGAAGGTCACTGTATCAAGCTCTTCCCCCCAATGATCCTCTACCCATCCTGTCATAGTCGGAGTTCTATTTATTATTTTTGACAAATTAGCATTCATAGTCGCCGGATTTATTAATAAGTTTAATCCAACAAATGTTAGTCCTTGACTAGTAAAAATCTTAGCATTTCCATCTTTATCCACAGTCTGTATGTGAAAGGGTATTTTATCATAGCCTTTAGGTATTCCACGATTGTATTGATAACTATCCAAATCAGGAACATAATACTGACTTGATGCTGTAGTATTTAGAAAACTTTCTAAATTATTTGAACGTAAAGACATCGCTTATCCTTTAGGGCATTTGATAATCATTAATCACTCTTCTACACACATTTGCTATTCTTTCAGGTAAATCTCTTTCATTAGCATTTATAGTTATTTCTATAGGAGCTCTTCCTTGGGCTGAACCTCCTGCACCACCAGGAAAATTGGTAGCCCTTTCAGGAGGTATTATAGGAACATGCTCAGATTTAAAATCGCTGTAATTTCTAGGCAATATCATCTCATCTGGATGCAGACTGACAATGCCAGGAGAAGTGACTATTTCTGGTGTCACTAATCCAGCTTCCTTACCAAATGTTAACGGATCAGAACCAGCTTCTGTAATTTCTACCTCTCTCTTATATTCATTGATTCTACCCTTCATACCCAAAACTGTCTCTTCAAGTTCCGCAAATGATCCAAAGCCGTATTCCTGAGCCATGCCCTCTTTTTTAGCATCTCTTTCTTTCTTACTCAAATCATCTGGCAATAATTTTAACTGAGCATTTATATCATTGGCAATTTCAGCCATTGCTTTTGGATCAGACTTTATTCTAGCCATCTCCCATTTCTCAATTTTCGCATTGGTAGAACTTATTTCCTTTAAATTTATCAGCATGTTTTCTTGAGTCTCTTTTTGTGTTTTAAGAACTTCTTCTTGTTTTTGACTTACCAGAAGTAAAGCCGCAGCTTTCTCTTTTGCTACTTGGCCAGCTTTTAGCTTAATGGCTTCTACTTTCTTATCTTTATCAGCCTTTTTATCACCACTACCATTTAATTCGGTTAATTCAGTAACTATATCTCTCACATACTGTTGTAATTCTGGGTCTTCAGTTTTTATAGCTGAGAGGATACTGCCAAAGTCTGCAGGAGTCATTTGTCCAACTTCTGCTCTTGCAGTAGCCTCAGCTATCATTTTTTGAAGATCTGCACCCTTTTCCAGCTCACTCTTCTGATCAATTAATGCAGCTAAGGTTTCCTCAGCTAATTTAACTGCTTCTGAATCTGCAACTTGACCATTTTTAATTAAATCCTCTTTATTATTCGTAGCCTCTACTATAGAAGCCTCTATAGCTGTCACTGGGTCGCCTTTTTTTACAGCTTTTATAAGGGCTTCTGAAACTTTTCCTTGACTTGCTAATTTATTATTTACTTCATTTAAATTCTTCACAACTTCTTTAGTCAAATCAGCTTGAGATGATGCTGTTATTCTCCCTTTTTTAACTTTTAATTTAGCTGCTAATTCTTTATTTCCCGACATAGTTGCTACTAAAGTCTGTTGTGCTATTTTCTGTGATTCAGACATATAATCTTTATCATTTCTTACCATAAAACTAAAAATATTCATAACTCCAGCGTTCAATGCCTGAAAAATTCCAAGACTACTAGCTCTCCATTTAATCTCATCCTTAGCTATTTCCATCATTTCTTTATATGAAAGTGTTTGTCCCACAATACCTTTAAAAGTATCCTCTGCAGCAGCAGCCATCTCCTCTTCAGTCTTTTGTTGAGTTTTAAATCTAGTTGAAGTTAAATTTTTTATGGTCTCAGAAGAAGTTAATAACTCTTTTAATCTTTCTCTACTTTCCGGATCACCTTTACCAATAAGTTTTCCTATTTCTATCGAATTAGCGTTTCCAGCTTTTAATACATCAACGTAGTCCTGAGCTTTATCAAGTGTCATACCGGTCTGTTTTTGGATAAGTTTTGCCAATTGATCAGCTGCCACAATCTGTTCATCATCTTTACTATTAAGTACTTTCTGAATACCCGTTTGTATATCCGCATTTCCTGCAATTTTACTTAAAAGACCATCAGAGGTGCTAGCTAAATCTTCCAGTCTTTTCTCTGTCACTTGAGATGTTCTAACGAGCATACGAACGGTCTTCTCACTAACACCCATTTGTGCTGCAGCTTTAATGGCAACCCACATTCTATCCCCGGTTATCTGGGTCATATCCTTCACACCAGTCATCCCTTGAACAGCCCTCATAAGAAGTTCAGGAGTTTTATTAGCAAGCATACCCATCTGTGCTGCTTGTGTAACGGAGTTCTTTCCAATAGAATCCAGGGCTTCCTGTTGTTGAGACTGTGCGGCATATAATTCAGCCCGGGATTTTTTTAATTCTTCTACAACTTTAGGAGTTTGATCTTGAGATTCAAGGAGTGTTATTT